TTGATATGAGTGCTGATATGAACGAACAGCAGGCCCAGGGCTATTTCCTGCATGCGCTCCACGCCGAGCTGCTGCGGATCCTGCCAGCCAAGTGCCACAAGCACCTGGATAGCTGGATGGAGAACGGCACCATCAGGCTGGAGCCCAGGAACATGGGCCCCACCGGGGTAGATGTGGCATGGCTCACCTATCAGGCGGTGTTCACCGTGGAGCAACTGCCATTTCGCGAGCTGGATCCGGCCATCGTGCTGGCCGCCGTCGCCGCCTGGGTGCAGGAGCATGACGGGTACCGCGAGCAGTACGAACTGGCCGATCCCGAGTACGCGGTCACCCCGAACGACGAGAAGACGGCAGACCTTGAGATCCAGCTCGCCTTTACCGAACCGCTGCGCCTGATCGAACACGAGCAGGGCCCTATTAACTGGCTCGGCAAGCGCTGGAACGTGGCCCCCTATGACATCTGGGTGGCCGAGCAGATTGATATGAATGTGGCGGGTACCGGCCAGCATCGGGTCGGGGGCCAAGCATGATCACCATCACGCTCGATACCCGCCGCGGCAAAGACCAGCTCAACCTGCTGGCCATGCCGCCCAAGAAGCGCAAGCGCCTAGTCTGGCGGGCCGCCAACGAGATGAAGAAGCTGGCCGTCCGTAACGTGCGCCAGCAACAAGACCCCAACGGCAATGCCTGGGCGCCGAGAAAACGGGGCAAGCGCAAGATGCTGCGCGGCCTGCCCAAACTGCTGGTGATCCATGAGCCCCGCCAGGACGTGGCCGAGCTCGGGTTCAGGAAAGGCACCATGAGCGTCCACGCGGGGGTCATCGCCAACACCCACCAGAAGGGGCACACCTACAAGGTAACGGCAGCCAGCCGGCGCCGCATTGCCCCCAGCGATGCCGGCACGAACAGGCAGGCCAGCAAGGCGCAGGCTCGCAAATTGCGCGAACTGGGCTTCAAGCGCCCGGGCAAGCGCAAGCGGTCATACCGATCGGCACCACTGGGCTGGATCACCGACAACCTCAACTACGCCCAGGCGGGGTTGCTGATCAAGAAGCTCAAAGATGAACCGGTAAAAGAGAGCTGGGAGATCCAGCTACCAGCTCGCCCATTCCTGGGCGCCAACGCCAAGCAGCGCGAACAGGCCTTCGCCCGCGCCCTGCAGAGCATCAACTACGGCTGGGACGTCAACAAGTAAGCCCTCGAGAGGAAATAACGCCATGTGGCCTTATGTACAGATCAACAACTTGAACCAGATGCAGGGGCCAGTGACCGAGGTCGAACGCCACCTGCTGTTTATCGGCAGTGCGCCCAACAACACCGGCAAGCTGCTCTCGCTCAATACCCAGTCGGACTTCGACACCCTGCTGGGTGAAGCCGACAGCGAGCTGAAAACCAACCTGCAAGCCGCGCGCGACAACGCCGGCCAGAACTGGACCGCTGCCGCCTATGTACTGCCAGGCAACGGCGATTGGCTGGATGCCGCCCGCGAAGCCCAACTGACCCAATCCTTCGAGGGGATCGTGGTGCTGGGGCAGGATTGGGACGAGGCAACCATCAACGCCGCCCACGCCCTCAACCAGGAGCTGATCGCCCAATGGGGACGCTGGCAATTCCTGCTGCTGGCAGTGCAGGGCATCGACAACGACTCTGTTACCGGTGAGGTCTGGGCAGACTACGAGGCCACGCTGGCCGCCCTGCAAGATGGCATCAAGGCCGACTCGGTCGCCCTGATCCCGCAGCTGTGGCCCAACCTCATCGGGGTATACGCGGGCCGCCTGTGCAACCGGGCGGTGAGCGTGGCCGATAGCCCTTGCCGGGTGAAGACCGGCGCCCTGGTGGGGCTCGGCAACAAGCCTGCGGACAAGGACGGGATCCCGCTGCCGCTGGCCACCCTGCAGACCCTGGAGCAGAACCGTTACTCGGTGCCGATGTGGTACCCGGACTATGACGGGCTCTACTGGGCAGACGGTCGCCAGCTCGATGCCGAGGGCGGCGACTACCAGGTAATCGAAAACCTGCGGGTGGCCTACAAGGTGGCTCGCCGGGTACGTATCCGCGCCATCGCCCGCATCGGCGATCGCTCGTTCAACTCCACCCCGGGCAGCACTGCGGCCGCCATCACCTACTTCGGCAAAGACCTGCGCGAGATGGCCCGCGCCATCACCATCAACGGTCAGCCGTTCCCGGGCGACATCGCCTCTCCCCAGGATGGCGACATCTCCATCCAGTGGATTGCCAAGAACCTGGTCTCGGTCTACGTGGTGGTGCGCACCATGGACTGCCCCAAGGGGATCGCCGTCAACATCATGCTCGATTTGAGCCTCAACAACGGGGAGGCATAACCCATGACCAGACGTATTTCAGGCCAGAGCTTCGACACCACCCTGATGGGCACCATGGTTCACATCGAAAAGGCCAGCCTCTCCATCACCGATAACAGCGCTGTGGCACAGACCCGTGGCATCCCCGATGGCTATGTCGATGGCGACGTGGCCGCCGAGCTGGAGTTCGAGCTCGATGCCAAAAACTTCAAGCTGCTGTGTGATGGCGCCAAGAACCAAGGCAGCTGGCGCGGGATGGCGCCGGACGATGTGTTGTTCTACGCCGACACCGGCGACGAAACCATGAAGGTGGAAGCCTTCGGCGTGAAGCTGGTGATTTCAGACCTGCTCGATGTCGACCCCAAAGGGGGCAACAAGGGAGTGCACAAGCTCAAGGGGTTCGTCACCTCCCCCGACTTCGTGCACATCAACGGCATGCCGTACCTGTCGGCTGACGATACCCGCCACCTCAAGGGCTAACCGATGGATCTGATCGACCGCGCCAACCAACACGCCGAGCGGATGCTGGCGGCCCAGCTGGATAACCAGCTTGGCCGCGGCCATCACCTGGGCGAGAGCTTGCACCTTTGTGAAGCGTGCGACGACCAGATCCCCGAGGCTCGCCGCCACGCCGTGCCGGGGGTACGCCTGTGCGTGCCCTGTCAGAGCCGCGCCGAGCGGCACGGCCAATAAGCATCGAGAACGGGATATGAACGCTATGTCAGATAGAGACCCCTCCCACTTTGCTGTGCTGCTGGCTTGGCTGATGGACAACTGGCCCGCCGTCTATGGGGCGTTGCTGGCACTGACCATCGCCTTCCTGCGCATCACCTACAACGGCGGCAGCGGGCGTCGTCGACTGATCGAATCCATCCTGTGCGGCCTGATCACCCTGGCCGCCTCCACAGCTACCCAAATGCTCGGCATGCCGCAAGAGGCCACCCCCTTCCTGGGCGGTGTGGTAGGGCTGCTCGGGATCGACATCATCCGTGACCGGGCCAAGCAGATGTTTGGCAAGGAGGAGAACAACCATGCCGCGTAGTCACTGCCACCCGAACGTGGCCGCCTTCCTGGACATGCTGGCCTTTTCCGAGGGCACCAAGGGCAAGGGGGATGATGGGTATAACGATATCGTTGATCCCGCAGGTTTCTTTGACGACTACAGCACCCATCCCAACGTGCTGGTGCCGGTCAGAGCGAACCTGAAAAGTACCGCTGCCGGGCGTTATCAGTTCCTGTCGCGCTACTGGGGTCACTACCGTGACCAGCTCGACTTGCCAGACTTTGGTCCCGAGTCGCAAGACACCTGGGCTATTCAGCTGATCCGCGAGCAAAAAGCGTTGGCCGATGTGCTCGATGGCCGCATCAGTCAGGCCATCACCAAGTGCGCCAACATCTGGGCCAGCCTGCCGGGCGCCGGTTACGGCCAGCGCGAGCACAAGCTGGCCAACCTGCTGACCAAGTTCACCGAGTTCGGCGGGGTGCTGGCATGAACACCATCAAGGCGTTGTTTTCCAACCTGCTGTTCATCCTGGTGCTGGTCATGGGCGCCGCCCTGTTCCTGGGCAACCGCATGCTGGACAGCCGCATCACCGAACTGGCCACGGCCAACGGGACCATCAACACCCTGCAGAACGCCAACGACCAGCAAGCCACCGAGCTCAAGACGCTGCAGCGGCAGGAAAAGGGGTTGCGCCAGTTGCTCAACCAGCAGAACGCCGCCCTAGCCGAGCTCGACCAACAGAACAGGAAGACTGCCGATGAACTGCAAGAAGCCTTGGCCACGCCGCCAATGGGTCGCCCGAACTGCGCTCGTGAGCCTCTGCCTGCTGGCGCTTTGCGCCTGCTCCAGCCAGCCGGCGCCGCCCGTGGTGACCACCCAGGTGATCACGCGTCTGCCTCCGGCGGGGCTAGTACCGCACTGCCCGGAACCTGAATTTAACGGCACTACCTGGGGCGAGGCCGTGGCCTTTATCCCCACCCTGCAGGGCGCACTGCGCCGCTGTCAGACCCAAATCAACACCCTGAATCACTGGATTGACCAAGAGGAAGCCACCCCATGAGCAAGAAAATCACCCTGACCATCGCCGGTACCGACATCAGCTTTGAGCCGACCATGACGGCCTACAACAGCTTCATCAACGACATGATGCCCAACGACAAGGTGGCGCCGGCGCACAACTACCTGAAGAAGATCGTCAGCCAAGACCCGGTCAGTAAGGACGCGCTGGATGAACTGCTCAAGCGCCCCAGTGCCGCCCTGCAGCTGGCTGGCGCCATCAACAAAGAGTTCGCCCCTGATCTGGAAATCACCGTAAAAAACTGACCGCGCGTGCCGAGGCCATCGAGCGCAATCAGCTGGAGCAGGTGCTGGCGCTGCGGCGCCACTACTTGCCCCACGAAGATGACGACCTCGACAGCCTGGCTCGCGCCACCTGGTTAGACAAACACCTCAGAGAGTCCAACGCCGCCGCCGTGGCCGAGGGCATTGCCAAAGCATTCAACGGATAACGACCTATGGCCTGGATGGAAAAATTGATGATGCAAGTGGCCTTGGTGGATCAGGTCACCAAGCCCCTTGCCGGCATCAATGCCCAGATCGACAAGGTCAGCAAGGCCGGTCGGCAGGGCTGGAGCAATATGGCAATGGGCGCCACCACCCTGGCCGCCGGCGGCATGGCCATCCAGACAGCACTTGGTCCCGCCATCGAAATGGATCGGGCACTGGGTGAAGTAGCCTCCCTCGGTGTGCAGCAGGATGTGCTCGGGGCGCTGGGGCGTGAGGCGCTATCGCTCTCCGTGAAGTACGGCGAATCGGCCTCCGAGATTGTCCGCGCCTCCTACGATATCCAGT